GTCCCCGGCCCCAGACCCGAGCCCGGCCCCGTACCCGGACCCGGACCCGAGCCCGGACCCAGACCCGTTCCCTAAACAGCCCACGGGCGCACCCCATACACCGATTCCGCCGCCCGTTGCGTCATCTCGATGATCTCGATGGCGTCGAGCACAGTGATCTCTGGGACCGGCGCAGGAAACTTGCACCCATTCGGGTTTTTCACTCCCTCCTGGGAAAGCTGCGACAGAGACGCCGCCCCGGACCAATACCACAGCCTCCGGGCGTTCCCGATGCGGACCTCCCGTCCGTTGCGCCCGAGGATCTCCCCCGCAAACACCCCGCTAGACTCGCACCTGATGACGCACTTTTTTGGATCACTCACTTGGTCTCCTTTTCGGTGTTGTGACTTCCGGCAAGTTCGAGAAACAATCACAATGGTCCCCCGGGAGGGGCCGAGCCCGCCAAGGAATTGAGGGGAGCGTTTCTCCGAACCCAACATCTCGGCCCCTCCCCGAGGACCATTCCCCGGGGGCGTTTTTTGCTTCTCCTCGCGGCGAGAGAGCGAGTCTCTCGTCGACCCGTGACGAAAAATACGAGATAAATTACTTGACGTCAAGAAAAAACGGGAGTATTTCTCACATCGGGATTAATTGAGAAAACAGGAGGAGATCCCATGGCCCTGGACAAAGAACAACGAAAACTGCGCCGAACTGGAGTGGCTGCCTCGGAGATCGCGGCAATCTGCGGACTTTCCCACTGGGCCGGGCCGGGGGACGTCTGGGCGGAGAAAATGGGGATGCGAGACGAAGACCCCGTAGAGGAAAACGAGGACATCGAGCGCGGGAACGAGCTCGAAGAAGCCCTCGTGAAATGGACGGGCCGAAGGCTGTCTCTTCCCGCGCATCATAATAAGACCACCTTCAGGTCGGAAAAAGAGCCGCTCGCGCTGGCGACCCCGGATGGGCTCTTGTTCGACATGCGCGATCTGGCCAATCCGTCCGCGACCATCGAGGTGAAGGCCCCGTCTTGGAAGACGGCGAAGGAATGGTCGGACCCCGCAGACTCCCCCGATGGGTGCCCGAAACACTACTTGGTCCAGTCCCAGTGGCAAGCGGGGGTGTTGGGTTTATCCGAGGCCGTCGTCTCGGGCTTCGTCGACGGGCGTCTTTGGATCTACCGGCTCCCCTTCTCCGAGGAGATCTACGCCGCATTGCTGCGCAAGGCGAAAGAGTTCTGGAGCTACGTCGAGAGACGCGAGCCCCCTCCCTTCGATCCTGGCCTCCCCGCGGAGTGGGTGTCGGCCGTCTACCGCGAGCAGAAGTCGCAGGACGTCGTCAAAGTGGAGGACCAGCGGGTCCTCTCGGACATCATCCACGCGGCCGAGACCTACGCGGCGTCCAGGGAGATCGCGTCTCGGGCGAGGTTGGATATGGACGCAGCCAAGGGATACCTCTGCTCTCTTATCGAGGGACGCCAGGGGATCCAGATCCCGGGGTATCGCTGCACCTGGAAACAGGGGAAGGGGAGGACGGATGTCGATTGGGAAAAGGTAGCAAGGCGGGCCATGGACCGGCTCGCTTGTATATGCGACGTGGTCGAAATGGACGCATGGATCGCGGAGTTTTCGGCCTTCAAGCCGGGCAGTCGAACGTTCACCTTAAAAAAGGAAGGGGAGTCATGACGGAAGCCCAGGTAGAAAACCAAGAAGGGGAAGTAGAAATGAAGCAAGACATCGAAGCCATCGTCTCGGGCCAGCAGGCCCTCGTCGCCTCCGACCGGGAGCCGAACTCTCTCGCCATGCTCATGGACCCGACGCAAAGCTCCCAGGCGTTCAAGGTCGCCGGGTTCCTGTCGAACTCGACGATCATCCCGAAGGACTTTCAGAAACAGCCAGCGAACGTGTTCATTGCCCTTCACCTCGCCCATAGGCTAAAGATGGATCCGATTATGGCAATGCAGAAAATGTACGTCGTCCACGGGCGACCGAGCTTCGAGGCGCAGTTCCAGATCGCGCTCGTGAATGCGAGCGGGCGATTCAAGACCCCGCTGAAGTGGAAAGAGGTGGGAAAGAGAGGAGCGGACGACTGGGGAATGATCGCCTACGCGGTCCGACAAAACGGGGAGACCTGCGAAGGTCCAGCCGTAACGATTGCGCTCGCGAAGGCGGAGGGTTGGTTCGGGAAAGACGGCAGCAAGTGGAAGTCCTCCCCGGAGCTCATGCTCCACTATCGGTCGGCGAGCTGGTTTGCCCGCGTCCACTGTCCGGATGTGATTCTCGGGATGCCGACGAGGGACGAGCTCGAGGAGTCGGTTATCGACGCGGTGGCGGAGGAAAAGCACCCCGCAGCCCCGGAGGCTCCCGCACCGAAACAGTCGACGATGAACCAGGTGCTCGACTTGCTTGAAAAGCCAACCAATGGGAAAAAGGCTAACGCGGGAGAAAACACCAGAAAATGATCATACCAAAGCGTTATTGACACGACGAATAATTACGAAATAATATCCCGTCAAGAATCGACGGGGAGCCGAGCAGCAAAAGGCGGGAGCATACAAAAATGGCGACCCGGTACTCGAGGGAGTTCCGTGATTCTTTGGTGAACGAGATCGCCGAGCTAGACCCCACCCACTCAGAGCTGTTGGCCATCCTCGAGAGGGTGGGGGTCCCCCGGACGACATTTCAGTATTGGTGGACGTGTCGGGAAAAGAAGGGCGAAAATGACCACAAAAAAAGGGGAAGACCTCCGGCGGAAATTCGGCAAATCGTTCGCCAGGAGGTCGAGCGCGGCCTGTCGAGATGGTTCCGCCGCACAAGCGGGAGGCGGCGGGGGCGAAAAAAATAAGGACGGAGCTCTGATTGTTGCGATTGCGAGTCTCAAGGGGGGGTGCGGGAAAACCACTTCGGCGGTCTCTATCGCATGGGCGATGAGACAAAAAGGCAAGCGGGTTTTGCTGATCGATCTGGATCCCCAGGGGGATGCGACCCTGTGGACGGGGGGCGTGAAGGACCGTCGGTTCTCCGATTGGATTTGCGATGGCGGGCGCACAGATCTCCGGGAGCGGATCTCCGGGGATCTGTTGCCGTCGTCGGCCGCAATGGCAGAGGTCCCGGAGCGGATAGGATCGAGGAAAGACAGGGTCTCGATCCTATCCCGCGGGATGCGACAGGTGTCTGCGGGCTACGACTTCATCATCATCGACTGTCCGCCTGGGGATTCCCTGATCCTGGCGAATGCCTTGTTTGCCGCGGACGCCTATCTCGTCCCGGTGACGCCACGGCACTACTCTGGGCTGGTCGCTCTGCGGAACCTCGCGGAGGACTGGGCGGAGGCCGTCCCGAGGCCCGTTGCATCGTTCGCCGGGGCGATCCTGTGCATGGCCAAAGAAAAAACGAAAGCGACAGCGGAGACGCTAGAGCGCCTCCGGAGACAGCTCGGGAGGAAGTTCGTCGAGCCCCCGGTCCCGTTTGCGGTGGGGGTCCAAGACGCATGGGGGGAGCGGATGGTCCCGGGGAAAAAGCACGGCGAAAAGGCGGCTGAAGCATACCAACGGATCGCGGAGAAAATCATCCGCAGGGGAAGGGAGTGGGTGTCATGACCGCAAAAAAGACCGGGGAGGAGAGAGGCCAGAAATCGATGTTTGATCTCGAGGAAGTCGAGCTTGCAGAAATCACCGACAAAGACCGAGAGAAAATCGCGAAGCGGGAGATCGACCGCAAGGACCGGCGCCAATGGAGACGCCTACCGGACGGTACGATGGAGGCATTCACAGCCCCGGAGCGGGTCCGGTTTACCTCACAAGTCCAGTACGAGCTCGCGGAGCATATCAGAGACGCCCTGTACTGGTTGGGGGGGCACCCGGAGATGTACACGCTGACCCGACTGGCCACAGAGGCGCTCGAGGAGAAGGTCGCGTCCCTTGCAAAAAAGTACGCGGGAAAGCCTTTCGTCCGGGACGGGGAGTTTATCCCCCGGGTCTCCGAGCTGCGGACCGGGCGACCTCTCAAGTACGGGGGAAAGCCTCGGAGAAAGCGGTCCGGTGGCAGAAAAGACTAATAGCAGCAGACAGTTATCCCTCGAGCCTTCCCTCTTGACCTGTATTCGAGCCTTCTTGACTCTCCCCCCTTCCTGATCTAGGATTATGTCAACCTCCACACCAATCCAAAAAGTTTTTCGGTCTCGAGGGGTTGAGCGCGGGATCGGAATTTTGGGTCCGATAATCAACATTATGTAAACTCTCGCCCGTAAGTCTCGGAAAAGCACCCCTCGAGTCTGAGAATTCCTGTCCGATCAAAAACGCCATCCATGCGCTTTTTGCGCTTGAAATCTCCCGCGGGATCGATTTTGATGGGCTCGCTTGCAGGATTTTGGAGGGAAGCTCAGGGACCTCCCGAGGAAATCCGAGATCCCAAAAAGGTTGACCCCCGAATCCCGACGCGGCAAGGATTGATGTTACCCATTTTCGGCTTTCAGGGTGATCGCAAAAACGGGATCATTTCCCAAAACGCGCAGTCGGAGATCCAGACATGACGAACAACGAATGCTACCTACAGGACCCCTTTCTCCGCTTTACCTATGACTTTCCCGGCCTCTCCTGTGTCGAGCAGAAGGTGCTCTGGACAATCGAAAGGCTCGGAGAGATATCCGGACGAATGTCCATGGCGGACATCGCCCGAGCTGCACAGGTCGCCCGGAGGACCGTCGCGAAAATAGCGGACAAGTTCCGAGGCCGAGGTCTGACCTTCATCGGGGCTTTTGGCCAGACGGGGATCTTCCGGCTCGACCGAGACTCCCTCCGCGGTATCCTACCCATGCACGCCGTGCATCGGTCCCCTGTGCATCCCGTGCAGGGGTTACCTATGCACGCCGCGCATACCCCCGAGCCCCCGAGAGTCCCAGCTCTCCCAGAGGGGGATTTAAAAGCTTTAAGAGAGTTAAGGGTTAATGGAAACATGGGGGTTAAGATCGCGGCCGCGGCGAAGCCGAAAAAGCACGCCCCCCTTTCCTCCGACTTTCTTTCTGCTGATCAGGAAAGAGACGTTCTCGAGGTCGTCCGGATGTACTGGGATCTGCGGGGAGCACAAACAAATCAGCCCCCGGGGTTACCGGAGGCTGACCTGTGCTTGAGAATTTTGTCTGGGCTCGAGGTTTGGGGCCTCGAAAACTCAGGTTACCTCTTACTTAGCCATTTCCACGAGAATCGTCAAGCCGAAAATATACGAATGAAAAATAAAAACTGGGACTCGCTCCATCATGCGTTCCCATGGGTGGTTAGGGACGGGCGGAAGATTTTCTCGGAGCTCAACAAAGACTGGGCTTTACAAAGAATCGAAAATGGGAGAAAGATCGCCGAGCAGCAAAAGAAAAAGCAGGACGAACGACGAAAACAAGTCGAGTGTCGAGATGGCCAAGAGCCCGCCTGTCCCGAGATCCGGAGGCGGTTTTTGGACCAGATACTCGGGAGGACAAGGAAGTCCGCCGCAATGTAAAACGCAGCACAAACCAAGAGGACTAGAAAGTGAACCAGACCGCAGACATGATCCTTGCCGCGATCCGAAGCAAAGACCATCCGTCCATCCTGTGCGAAGCAGACGACCAAGGCCCGCTCTTCCGCGATCTCCTCTCGGCGCTTTCGGCCGTCGGGTACGCGGTGGTCAAGCCCTGTGTGATCGACACCGACGCTCCGGCCCAGATCAAGTCATGCTTGCATGTCGCCAGACAGTGGGCGGGCGGTTCCCAGCCGGACATGGTCGTGGGAAAGATCGACGTCGCTCTCGCCATCGCCCAGGCTCTCGAGGACTACCTACGCGAGCTCAACCGCCTAGGAACGATGGTCCCGGTCACCTGGGCAGAGTGGGTGCAACTCCAGTATTCTCGGAAATTTGTTGATAAAGCCGAGGGTTGTGTTAAAACGGTTTGAAATGGGAGTAAAAATGCAAACAGGAAAGAAAGCCAAAACGAAAGCAAAAACACCCATCGTCGAATGGATGCTAGACTCTCCCTCCGGGGGGGCGTTCGTGGCCAGCGCAATCGCGCTCGGGCTGGCGTTGCTTGTATTCTTTGGGCTCGACGCTTGACAAGTCCGCAATTGTGGAGGATCCCCAAGTGCGCGTGAAAAGAATCATCCTGACCGATCCCGTAGCCATCGCCGCAAGGCTTCCGTCTCGACTCATCGACGCGGGGGCCGGAGGGGTCGACTCCATGGCACTGAACGCCTACGGGGTCGAGGTGTGCTTCTCCGACGCCCCGGACGCGGTCATCATCCCCATGGCCAACATCCAGGTGCTCATCCCGGAGCGGGAGAGCCCCGAGGAGATCGTCGCAGCCCTCGAGACGGCCCCCCCGAGGCCCCGCAAAACCCCCACGGACCCGGACGGGAGGCGGAGAAGGTGATCTCCACGGAGCTCGAGGAAAGCACGTGCCCAGGCTGCGGGCAGAAGGTCGTCGTCGGCAAAACCCCAGACGGCAAGCGGATCCAGCTCCATCCGCTTCCGAGGCAAGACGGGTATTGGTACTTCGGCCCTCGGGGCCATCTGATTGCATGCGCAGAGAGGAAAATGCCGACCGGCGGTCTCCCTCTGTTTGTCGACCACAAGCAGATGTGCCCGCAGCAGAGCCTATTCGGGGAGGATAAATGACGACCATCGACGAGCGGCTGGATCAAGTCAAGACCAGAATCGTTACCGCCGCGCTATACAAGCTCGAGGGGCTCGCCGCGGAGCAGGTCGACAGGCTCGTGCGCAAGGGGACCATCTCCGAGATCTCCCGAGCCCCTCTCGAGCACGCCCTGTGTTGCGTCTGTCTCGCCGAGCTGCTCGTGGGCTATGCATGGTCGAGGACCGACGACACGGACGAGGCCAAGGGGGTTTTGCGCTCCGTCGTGGAGACCATCCTCGAACATCCGGAGATCAGAGAGGTGACCCCGAAAGCCTATCTCTCCGGGGTCGTCGACCGGGCGAAAGCGAAAATATTGCAGATCCGAAACTAAGCGATTGTACGGGGTCCCCGTGGCCGGGGATACAAAACAAGTCACCGAAAGAGGGTCGAAAGGCTCCGCCCCGGGAATTCAGAAAGCGAGGAGTAGAAGTGACAGACGCCATCCTGCGAAAGAAGCGAGGCCCAAAGCCCCGCTGGGTCAAGGAACACCAAACCCGGATCTTGTTCCTTCGAGAGCGAATCAGCTACCACGCGGACCAACTCTGGTTCACCCTTCGCGCCTATTTGGAAATGACCGACGGAAAAGAAAACCCGACGTTCGCCGAGGGCCTCGTCTGCGTCGAGCGGGTCAGGACTGCGGTGAAGAAAGAGGGTACCGCGTGACTCTACCAAAAGGGCTCCGCGAAGACGCGAAGAGTGCTCCCTGGGCCATAACAGACCTTGACCAAAGCGAGGCCGTCTCTCTCCTTTTCCAGGCCGTCGTTGAGAATGAGAGGCTCCTCCGGGCGTGCCATCGGCAGCGGGACAGGGCGAGAGAGGCGGAAATGCAGTATCGGGTCTGCGAAGAGGTCATGATCGCCCATCTCGAGACCTTCGACGCCTACGCCGCCTGGGTCGAGAATTCCGACTCGGAGTGCTCCCGAGCGAAGTGGGAAGCCACCCTCGGGCCATCGTCCGTCGTCACCGCAGTGAATCGTAACGCGGGGTTTTTGACGGAATGAACGACATCTGCCTCGTCCTGTTCCTGTCTGTGATTGCCGCCCTAGCGGTCTCCCTATTCTGGGCCGGGATAAAGGAGGCAGTCCGAAGGATGCACAAGCCGGGGGATTGTTCTTCTTGCCCAAAGATAAGCAGGGGATATCTGGACTTCGCTCCGCTGTGGACCTGCCCCGGGTGCGAAGTTGCCGACCGAAACCTCACGTCCTTTGCCAAAACCACAAACGGGACCGATAATGAAATAGGGAGCGAATGAATGGAGATCCTGACAAAGCCAATCCGCGAGCTGAAGGGCTGGGATCGCAATCCCAGGCAGATCTCCCCGGAAGCGCTCGCGGGCCTGAAGGCGTCCATCGAGGCCTTCGGGCTCGTCCAGCCCATCATTTGGAACAAGCAGACAGACAGAGTCGTTGGAGGACACCAGCGGCTCCTCGTGCTCAAATCCAAGGGGGTCCTCGAGACAGAGGTGGTCGTCGTGGACCTCCCCGAGGACAAGGAGAAGGCCCTCAACGTCGCGCTGAACAACCCCGAGATCTCCGGTACGTTCACCTCGGACCTCCCGGACATGCTCGCCGAGATCAAGGCCGAGAATGAGAAGCTCTACGACTCGCTGCTCCTGGACGCGCTGAATGCGACCATCAAGGTCGAGGATCCGGAGGTCCAGGAGGACGGCGATGCCCCGGAACCGCCGGTTGATCCCATCACGAAGTCCGGGGACATCTGGGAGCTCGGGGAGCATCGGCTCATCTGCGGAGACTGCGGGGACCCCGAGGTGGCGATTCGGATCTTCGGGGAGGACCGATGGGATTTGATGATTACGGATCCTCCTTACGGGGTTAGTTACGCCTCAAAAAACGAGTATCTGAATTCGATTTCCCCGGGAAATCGAAGAAATCGAATTCAGACAGAGATCGAGAACGACCACAAAACCGCCGCGGAGATGTCCGATTTTTGGAAGGCGACCCTCGGAGTCGCGAGGACCATGGGAAAGGATACTGGCTCTTACTACATAACAGGCCCGCAGGGGGGAGACCTGCTGCTGCTACTGCAAGCAATAGGCCAATCCGGATTCAAGCTAAAGCATATGCTCATCTGGGTTAAGAATCAACGCGTATTTGGTCGGTCGGATTACCACTACAAGCACGAACCAATCATATTCGGCTGGAATGATACCCATCACTTCTATGGACCATCTAACGAGGTCTCCGTTTGGGAGATAGACCGTCCTAGAAAATCAGACCTTCACCCGGCCATGAAGCCGATAGAATTATATGCGCGGTCCATGAGGAACTCTTCTAAGTGCGGAGATATTGTCTTCGACCCATTCGCCGGTTCCGGTCCTATTTTCATCGCGGCGGAACAGGCAAAAAGAATCGCACTTGGAATCGAACTGAGCCCCGCCTATTGCGACGTGATAGTGAATCGCTGGGAGAAGCTCACCGGAAAGAAAGCAGTCAGGAGGGAGCATGGCTAAGCGAGGCAGACCTGAAATCAAGGTAGACCTGACCCAGGTCATCAAGTGCGCGGCCGTCGGCTGTACGGACGAGGAGATCGCGGACATCACCGGGATCGGGGTCTCGACGTTCCGGACCCGAAAACATCGGCAGGAATTCCTGGCGGCCCTTAAAAAAGCCCGCTCCGATCTGCGCATGTCCCTGCGTCGCTCCCAAGTCGTCGCCGCGCTCGCCGGGAACGTGACCGCCCAGATCTGGCTCGGGAAGAACCTGCTCGGTCAGAAGGACCGCAAGGAAGTCTCCATCGAAGACTTCACCGACGAAGAGCTCCTCGAGCACCTGGCGAAGCTGCGCCGAGAGCGAAGGGAGCAAGACGATGGAAAATGACCAACCCGGTCAGTATTCCATCCGCCCGCTGACCGCCGCGGACCGTCCGTTCATCTTGGCGACGTTTTTGAACGGGTTCGTCAAAAACCAGATCCAGAAAATGCGGACGAACAAAGGCCGCTGGTCCTCGCTCCCGTCCATCTTCCGGGCTCTCCCGACCGACGTCCTCTGCGCCCACTACCACAACCAAATGGTCGGGCACCTCGACCGCGCTCAGTGCCTTGTTGCGGGAGATTCGACCGACTCCGTGCTGCTCGGGTACCTCGTCTATCAGCACCCGCGGACTCTCATCTGGATCTACGTCAAGCCTGAGTTCTCCGGGTTCGGGATCGACGACGACCTCCTGCGGTCGGCGAACCTCGACCGGGGGCACTCCCCGATCATGCTCCCCTACAGGAACTCTGGTCAGTCGCGACTCCTGCGCGAAAATGGGTACATCGTCTAGGCCATGCCCTTCCCCGACCGCTGGGACATACTCGAAGAAATCCTCGAAGCTCGTCGTTTCGCCCGACGTCTGGAAACTCCGGACTTCGACCCGGAGACCATCCTTCTCGAGTGCTTCGATAAGCAATGCGGGTTCATCCGGTCGACCTCGAGGCGCAAAGTCGCAGTCACCGGCCGTCGGGCGGGCAAGACCGTCTCGGATCGATACCACCTGGTCTATACCGCCGCGGCAAACCCTGGATGTTACTGCGGATATGGCGCAAAGACCCGATCTTTTGCAAAAGATCTCATCTGGCGGGACTTGGTACAGCTCGTTCGCCGTTTTTTCCCCTCTGCGAAGATAAACGAGACCGAGCTCAAGATCATCCTGCCCAGCGGATCCGTTATCAAGGTCTTTGGGGCGAAGGATTTCGACGAGGCGGACAAGGCCCGGGGGTTCCCCTTCCTGCTCGTGCTCCTCGACGAGGTCGAGGCGTTCCGGTCCGAGGTTCTCGAGTACCTACTGAACGAGGTTCTCGCCGCGTCTCTCGCCGACCATCACGGGACGATTGCTGTCACTGGGACCCCGGACGGGTCCTGTATGGGCTACCTCTACGATATCGACCAGGGGGAATGGGCAGACTCCTGGGAGCATCATCACTGGACGATGGCCGATAACGCCCGCTTTCCCCAGTGGGCCGGAAAAGAGAACTGGCGGGAGATCGCCGACCGATTCATCGCCTCCGAGCTCGCGGAGCTGCGCCTGGACCCGTCCGACCCATGGGTGCAGCGGGAGTACTTCGGGAAATGGGTCCGATCTCTCGACGCATTCATCCTCCACATCGACGACACCCAGAACGTCTACGACGGTCCGGCACCTCCCGGCCTCGAGCATGTTTTGGGGATCGATCTGGGGTTTTCGGACGAGAGCGCGTTTTCCGTCCAGGGGTTTTCTCGGACGACCGGACGGGTCTATCACGTCGCCGAGGTCTCCCATCCAGGGATGGGCATGGGCGAGATCGTCGCCGTCGCTCGAGGACTCATCGAACAGTACCGGCCGATCCGGACCGTGATAGACCCTGCGACCGGAGGGGCAAACCTCGTCGAGGAGCTTCGCAGGAGGTACGGGGTCGGGGTTCAGTACGCCGAAAAAGACAACAAAGCCGCATATTTCAGGCTTTGGAATGCGGACATCCGCTCTTATCGATACCTCTTTCTCCGGGGCTCTCGGGCGCTTGCCCAGGCCCGAGCGGTCCAGTGGGACGACGCCTACAAGAAAGAGCGCGAGGGGATTCCCTGCGACCTCGTCGACGCCTCACTGTACGCCTGGCGGGAGTGCTATCACTACTTGCCAAAAAGAGAAATTGTGGTACAAAGGATTCTAGATCCGTCCAGGGACGACAGTGAGCTCGATTTTCTCCCGCCGACGAAGTCCAGATCGGTCAAGTCAGTCAGACGCGGATAAGGGAAAGGATTCGTTCATGTCCGATAAAATTTCGGCGCTGACTGACCTGTGCGAGCTGTCGAAGCGGTATCCGTCGCTTCGCTCCATCGCTCTACTCGAGACAGGCGAGGTCCATCTCGAGTTCTACGAGCGCCCGGAGCCGCTCGCCCCGGCCCCCGCGCAGACGAGGTCATCGCCGACCATCGCCGCGACCCAGACCCCCCGCACAAAGCGAGACGTCCTCCGGGAGATCCTGCGGCCGCCTACGGTGACAGAGCATGCCGACCCCGACGAGCCCGAGGCCATCAAAGGCACTTGAGCCCTGGTACGAGCTGCCCGAAAAAGACCCCGAGCTCGCCTGTCGAGTGTTCGACGACCTCGTCGACATCCGCAAGTCTTGGGGAGGTCGGTACGCCAAGTGGGACCGCGTCGACGAGCTTATGGGGGTCTGCGACCGAGAGACGGGCTACTGGAACAAGTCGCTCCGCTTCGATCCAGAGTCGGAGACCCTCGAGTATTCCGCGCTGCGCTCCGTCCGAGACGCCATGCGGGCTCGTCTGGCGACCCGCAAGCCCAAGCCGAGGGCCTATACCGCGGGAGCCCGCTACACCGTCCGAGAGAAGGCCAGACAGACGACCAAGCAGATCAAGCAGATCTTCAGCAGGTCCGGGATCTACCCGCAGGGACATCGGGTGTTCAATGACGTGATGGATTACGGGATCGGGTTCTATAAGTCCTTCGAGTCCGGTGGGCTCATCCGCACCCAGCGGGTTCACCCTCGCATGGTCGTCATGGATGAGCCGGACTACGGGGACCCGTCGGTGTGGTTCAATTTCTTCGACGTGCGGAAAAGCGCCCTGGTCAAGGATCACCCGGACTTCGAGTCCGAGATCATGCGCTCGTCGCTCGTGGATCTGCACAAGGGCGGCGCTAAAGAGGGGAGCGAGAGCGACGACTGGACCACGGTTGTGGAGTCTTGGTATTGTCCGACCTCGAAAGACGGGCGACACATCATTTCCGTGAACGAGATCCCCCTCGTCGACGACTCTTGGCGATCTACCGTCCCCGGGGTCGTCCCCGTGCGGTTTTTCGAGCCCGGGTCCGGGTACGTCGGAGATTGCCTCGTCGACATCTGCGGGTCTCTACAGGACCGGATCTACTTCCTGCTCGCCAAAATCACCGACATGATGAACCTCGGGGGGACGCTAAAGATCCTCGTCGACGGGGGAAGCGGGCTCGACGTGGAGGTTATGTCGAACGAGCTGATCCAGGTTTTGAAGTACAACGGGACGAAAGGGATTCCCGTCCAGGTCGTTCAAATCCCCGCAATCGACCCGGTCTACTTCCAGGAGCTCGACCGCTGCGAGGGCAAGGTCTATTCCCTTATGGGCGTTTCGGATATGTGGGTGTCGTCCGAGAAGCCCCCCGGACTGAATTCTGGAAAGGCCCTCGGGGAGATGGAGGACATCACATCGACGCGGTTCTTGGACGTCTCCCAAAAAGTCGACAACTCGTTCGTGGACCTCGCCTGGAGCTGTACGTCTCTCGCCTCGTCCATCCCTGGATTCAGGGTTTCGGTCAACGGGGAAGACGTCCCCTGGAAAGAGATCCAGCTCGACGAGGACGAATACGACATCTCCATTGCGCCCGTGTCGATTCTCCCAGACACCAGCCCTGGGGTGATTCAGAAGATCATCGACGATGCCCAGCTCGACGCGAACATCGCCGCCGATCAGCTTGTGCTTTTCGACTCCATCGACCACGAAGCCTATGTCCGCCAAATCATCGCCCCGAAGCTGGCGTGCGAGAAATACCTCGACGAGATCTTCTGGGACCACAAAAACCGCGGCCTGAACCCGAACTTGGACCTGAAGTACCTCGATAAGCGCAGGCTGTACTTCTGGAATCAGGCGTTTCTGAAAGAGGATGAGCGGGCAATGGACATGCTCGAGGATCTCAAAGATCAGATCGACGGCGCCCTCGCGGAAATGCAGGGTCCGAGCCCCTACGAGCAGGCGCAGTCCCCCATGGGTGCCCCCCCGGGAGCCCCCGGGGGAGTTCCGCCACAAGGTCTCGGAGCCCCAGAGGCACAGGCGCCGATGGGTGCCCCCGGGATGTTGCAATAAGAGGAGACCCCGCGAATGGCAGACGAAGCGCAAGCGACCACCGAAGCAACCGAAAGCGAAAACACTCCCGTTTCTGAACCAGCTCCCGTTTCTGAGGTCACCGACGTCCACTCCTACTTGAGCATGGTCAAGGCAGATCTTGCGAAGGCAAAGGCCGCAGAGCCCGACTCATCGAAGCCCAGAGACGACAAGGGCCGGTTCCTTGGCTCGAAGGCTCCGGAAGGCGAGCCCCTCGAAGCGGCCGAGGGGGAAGGGGAGGGGGAGGAAAAGACAGAGCCGGAGCCCGGGGAGAAGCCCGCAGACGAACCCGCCGCGAGCCCCGACCGCAAATCCAGGCTCGCCGAACTCGAAAAGAGAATCGCCGCGGAGAAGGAAAGGCGCAGGGGCGAGATCGAGGCGAGGAAAAGGGCGGAGGAGACGGCGAAGTTCGCCCCAATCATCCAAGGGCTGCAGCAAAACAAGGTACAGACCGTTCTGGATATGCTTTCCGAAGACGAGTTCGGGGCGCTTTGCGATCTGAAAATCGCCCGCATGTCCGGAAAGGAACAGGAATATCAGGCGTCGAGCCTACAAAAGACCGTAGAGGAAAAGATCGCCCAGCTCGAGAAAAGACAGCGAGAACATCTCAACGCGCTCGGTAAGGCGAACTTTGCGACATCCATCGAACGGATGGTCGCAACGCATCCGGACATTGACGTGGTCCATGAGTGGCTCGCGGAGAAGGGCTCGTCTTTCGGCCGGGCGTCGGTGGAGTACGCCGACACCTGGCTCGCAGAGACCGGAGACCTCCCGAGCATGGAACAGACCCGGGACGGAGTGATCGCCTTTGTGTTGAAAGAGCTGGAAACCGCAGAGCGCGTCTCGAGCAAGCGAAAGCCGAAGGCCCCCGCAGAAAGTCAGACCCCGCAGAAAGCCAGCGAGCCGGAGAAGCCCAGGAAAAAGACCCTGACCCCAAACCTGAAGGCAACCATTTCCCGCTCCCCGGAGATCACGGTAACGGGAGTGGACAGCTACGCCGAGCTCGTAAAGCAAAGCTTGCGACAGGCGAAGCGATAGGAGAAAAGGCCCATGGCTTTCTACGAGTATTCTGCAACAAACCAGGCGCTCAAGATCAACTATTCGAAGTTGGTCGATACCTGCATGAGTGAGTTTCCCTTCCTGGCGAGCTTGAAAAAGACCGCCATCGAAGGCAACGGCCGGACCCTGAACCACACCGTCAAGTACGCCCGCGGTGGGTTCGCGGGCGCAGGCAGCATGACCCAGCAAAAGAAAGAGTACGAGCAGGACGCCGGATCCGTCGAGTTCTCGCTCCCGTGGAAAAAGTACTTCGGGTACAAATCCATCGACTCTCTCCAGCTCGAGCTCATGGAGAAAAGCGAAAACAAGTACATCGACGGAACGGCCTCGGCGCAGAAAGACTGCACCGACGATCTGCTCGCTCGCGTCTCGGCGTCTCTTTTGTCCCGGTATCCGGTAACGGGACCCTTGTTCCGGCTCGCCGCCTCCGGGGCCGTGAGCTCTTCGACCATCACCCCCTTAGACAAGGCCGACCTGGGCAAGATCGAAGTAGGCATGTATCTAACCTTCGATTCGGTCGCGGTTGGTTCGGCCAGCGCGGTCACGACCTACGTCACCGCCATCGACCGGAACGCAGGTACCTTCGATGTGAACTCCGCCACGGGCATTGCTAACTCCGACTACGTGATGGGCTACGGGGATATCTCCGCGACCCTGTCGGCGACCGTCTCCGGAAACTTCATGCCTGGCATTTTCGCCTGGTGCCCGATCCCAACCGCGGTGGCAACCCGGGCGGTCATGACCGGAGACGCCTACGTTTTCGGAAACACCCGAACCGTGGACATGGACCGGCTCTGCGGGTGGTACTACTACGGGGCAGGAGAGACCTCTCGCGAGGAAGTGCTGATCAAGGCGCTCGCTCGCGGAGATCGAATCAACAAGGCCCGTCCGTCGACCATCTGCATGAACCCCGTCGACATGGCCGCGCTGATCATCGAGTCCGCCGGTCGACTGGTGATTCAGGACAACCTCGTCGCGGCCAGGAACGAGTCCGGCCGAATCGCCAACGTCGGATTCTCTGGAGTTCGGATCGTGACTCCCAGCGGAGCGGCAAGCGCGTTCACCGACTCCGACATGCCCCTGGGCGTCTGTGTCGCCTACGACCCGGAGAACGTCCGGCTTCGCCCGGTGAACAAGGAGTTCCCGTTCATCGACGACCGCGGCGGATCGATGTGGCATCCGGTGGAGCTGCGGACTTCGGGAGGGACGCTTTCGACGACCGCCGATCTCGACCGTTTCCAGATGATCGCCAAGGGCTACGGAACGTTGACCATCGAAGATCCGAGCAAGGTCGGCGTGATCGTTCTTCCTCCGGTGACCAGCTACTAACGGCGCTTTCATGACCGGGGGTCTCCTCCCCCAGTTGTTCGCGCCCACGGGGCGGTGGCCTAGTAACCGCCCCGCTTTTTGAAAACGAAACGCCGAGAACACTAGACCATCCGGCACAAGGGCTAATTGAACTCTCAGGAGACCGAAAAAAATGCGTCACTACGACAAAACGAACTACTCGCCGCGGGTCGTCGAGATCTTCGGCAGGTTCCCCACGTCGACCGTCGCGGTTACGGCGAAAAAGAGCTGGGCCTTCGACGCGGGCAAAAGCGCCTCGATTGCGTACACGACCAGCGCAACGGCCGCACTTCAGAACGCATTCTCTGTGGGGATCGCCGACACCGCGGCGGGAGCGTATTCCTACGTTTTCGCGACCACGGAGAACGACTGTACCATCTCTAGCTTTTCCGAGACGGGTTGGACCGTCCAGGTCGGTTCCCACGGAGCCGCCGGGGCCGGAGTGCTCGTCTACGAAAACACGGCATCGAAGTTTCTTTCGATCATGTTCGAGGATGGCGTCTCGACCATGACGGCCCTGAAAACCGCCATCAACGCGACATGTACCAAGGTCAGGGCCATTGGGGGCACAAAGACCGGGGCTCTGACCGCCGCGGCCGACGCGCTCGTCTCGACGGCAATGGACTCCTCCGCGGTCAACGCCTGGTACACGACCCAGAGCGCAACCGTCGTGCGCCTGGCCGCGGTCATCACGGGATCGGCCGCGACATACGCCCATGTCGCCGCATGCCTGAACGAGACCACTCTCGCAAACAAAAAGATCTCCATTTCCAGCGGGGATAGCGGGGACGTCACCGCCGCGCTTGCCAACACCACGCTGGACGGAGTGACCGCGGTGGACGCGGTCGCGCTCGACACGTCACTGGTTGCGGGGCAGGGCTTCTCCGTCGCCCGCACCGGAGTTAGCGGGACTGGGGAGTACACGATCACCTTCGACCGCGGATGGCTCAATGCCAGACTCTTGACCCTTGCCGCATGCATGCAGCTCCCGACCGCAGAGGCGACCTACCCGCAAGCGACAGTGAAAAGGGGGCTCTACGACGCCTCCGCGAAAACCCTCGTCTTGACCACGTACGACCAAGTCGCCGGTGCGGACATCGACGTTGTTTTTGGTGCAGACAGATTCATCCACTTCCACGCGCAGTTCATTGTGGACCGATAAGGAGATACGAAAATGACGCTTGCCAAACACCCAATGAAGTGTTTCCAGCGCGGGGTTGTGGAGCTTTCCGGAAAATTCACGGTTGACGGATCCGGAAATGTGGACGTCACCACCGGGCAGGGCTTCTCCGTCGCCCACACCACGACCGGGGTCTACACGATCACCTTCGAGGACCAGTTCCAGGCGTTCGTCGCGGGAATCCCGTCCATCCAGTTCTACACGACCACCACGACGAATTTCGACCTCAAGGTCGACTGGGGCCTGTACACCGCCGCGTCCAGAACTCTCGTTATTCGCGTCTGGGACCATTCGGCCGCGGCTCTCGCCGACCCGAGCGACGACGACTCGATCCATTTCATGGTCAAGATGTCCTATACGAGCGTCTGAGAGGTGATCCATGGCTGACAAGGGAAAAGGGATCGGTGTGCTGATCGCGCTCGGGGACAAAAAGAAAAAGGAAGAGAACGCGGAGATCCCGCCCCCTCCGGGGACGGACGGCGAGGAAGAGCCCATGATGGGCGATTCTTTCGACGAAGCGGCCGAGCAATGCTTCGAGGCGGCGAAGGCGGACGACAAGGAAGGGTTCGCCTCCGCTCTGCG